ATCCAATCTAAGATTTGTCTTAATGCTGAGGGGTTTAATATTTCTTCTCTCGTATTTAATGCTTCTTCTGCTCCATCATAATCTCCTGCTTCAAATGCTGCCTTAAATCCAAAACTTGAAGTTTGTAATGCTTCTGCTTTTTGAAATCCGGCGAAAGGATATGTTCCTATTATACTCATCATTGCCCCACCTAAAGCTATTCCTATTCCTACTTTAGCCCCTGTGCTTAATATAGAAGTTTTTTCATATATTTTACTTAGAAATTGTTGAGTTTGTTGTTTTGTTTTTGGGTTACTTGCAAATTTACCTGCTACTTTTGTTGTATTTCCTGCCGCTCCTGCTGCTCCTCTTGCTAATAATCCTGCTCCTAACAACTTTAATCCACCATATATTGATGCTAAATGTATTGTTGTGCTGGGGTCCCCTAAATGTTTTAGTGGTCCTGCTCCTAAAAAACTTTCTCCACTTCTTACTCTTGCTATTTGTTGGGCTATTGTATCTCCACCGAATATACCCTCTCCTTTTTCATCTGCATTATAAGCTTCCCTTACTTCATCTAATGTTGGAGCATCTGGAAAATCAGGTGAAGTTTCTCCCGTTTCTTTATATATATCTACTAATCTTTTATGCTCTGCCATTTCCGCAGGTGTTGCTGTTCTTGTTGTTGATTCTCCTTGAGTTCTTATTGGTTGTCTATCTCTATCCCTACTTGAGCTTCTGCTTGAGCTTCTGCTACTTGAGCTACTTCTGCTACTTGTTGTGCTACTTCCACCTGAACGAATATTTGAGCTGCTGCTTTGTCTTGCTTGTCTTGATTGCTGTGGTGTTTGCCCACCGGGTAAATATCCACCTACGGCTCTATCTACCTTTTTATATATCTTCTTTATACCTTTGAATATTTTTTTATGAAATGGCATTATCTCTTACCCCCGTTTTTTTCTTCATAAACCCTTTTAGAGAAATAATATCCTATTACTAATGCAATCATAGCATCAACTGTTCCATTATATCCTCTAATTTTTGTATGAAATAGTAATATTAATACAACTACTGCAATTACATCTCTTGCATAAACTTTCATTCTATCACCTCTCCCTCATTTTCTATTGGTTCTATTGGTTCGGCTGTTGTGTCATTTGGTTGTGCAGCTGTTAATTCCCCATCTTTTGCTTTATCACTTAATAATTCATTCTCTAAGCTTGCAGGGAATGTTAAATTTATTATATAGCCTAGTTGTTGTAATATTGCTTCTTCAATGAATAGTTGTTCTTCTTCTATTGTCTGTTGGAATGCTAAGTATGCTATCTTTGCACTTGCTTCTGTAAATTCTTGAGCATTACCTATAACTATTTTAGGCACTCCTGCCGCTTCATAGAAATAATTGTTTAATGCTTCTATCCATGCTAATGGATTTAGTGTTGAATTAGATGCTGTTCCCATTTGTTCAGGGACTACTGCATCTTTAGGAATATACATATTCTCTCCTTTCCCTCTTGCACTATCCATTTTGGCTTTAAATCCATCTATCTTTGATGTGTCATCTGTATCTAAATGGAATATCCATACAGGGTCAATATTCCTATGCATTACTCTTTGCCAATCGTCCATTGCTTCATTTCTCATTAGAATTATCTTTGTTAAACTTTCAATCATACTAACCCCATGAATTTCATCTGCTACTCTATTTCTTGCTAGATGAAATATCTCTTCAGGTTTAAACTTCTTACTATTTGTTCCCTTTACTTTTGAAATTTGCTCATATCTCTTTATAATCCCTTTCCTATCTGCAACTATCATTATACTGTATGGGTCTAATGGTTTCAAATTTATTAGGTTTCCATCTTCATCTTTTATTATTTCTAAAAAGCAATCTCCCCCAATATGATATGTTCTTATTGCATTTTCCAAAATTGTATTAAATGTATCTTTCCCCCACCCTGTTATATTGTCTAATTGCATTGTTGTTACTTCATCTGCATTATATCCCTTTCCTACAGTCCATGTTGCTTTTGCATCTATTACACTTCTTAACTCAGGGATTTTTTTGTAGTATCCAAAATATTGTGTAAACTCTTCATTTGTATATGTTGTTTCTTTTTGGTCCGCAGGTCCATCAGTGCTTTCGCTATCAACAGAAAAATCTGTCATAGTGTTCGTTAAATCACTTATTTCTGTGCTTCCTATATCTGTTAATGGCATTTTATGCTGTTTGTAACCTCGCGTATGTCCATACTAATCCTGTTCCATCTAGTAGATCACTATTTACTTGTGTTTCTGTTCTTAATGATTTCCATACTTTTACATCATCTATTATTCCATCAAATCTTCCAACGCCTCCATCTTGCGCACCTATGAAAACATTATCAGTTGTGTCAAAATCCACTGTTCCAGGACTCATAGTTGCATCTGATGCGTCTAATACTCCGTCTATGTAGATTCTTCCTGTAGTTGCTGAATCATCAAAAGTAAAAGCTATGTGTACATAAGCACCAGTTTGTATTTTAGTAATTGAATCTAATGTTTGACTTCCACTAGATCCTCTAACTTGACATCTTACTATTCCAGTTGATCCAGTAAATCCTACATTCCAGTGCCTTGTTGATGCAGGATTTTGTCTAATAACCATAAATTCATTATCTGCTATTGTATCTGCCTTCATCCAAAATTCTACTGTGAAATCACCATTGAAATCAAAATCAGCATGACCAGTTATTTCGATATCATCACTATCTGTCGTGTCAAATCCATTATCATATTTTGCTGACACCCAGTTTGCAGATGTTGTAGCAGTCCCATCGTGAACATTTGCTGATCCTGATGTATCTGAAGCAGTTGTTCCTGAGCTTTCATTTAGTTTATAATGTGCTACATCTGGAGCATCAGCAGATCCTTTAGTTCTTACATATACTCTATTTTCTGCTGTGTTTATAATCATTGCTCCTTCTGGATGTTGTTCATCTGGAGCTCCTGAATCTTCTTTTACTTGAGTTTCTGTTATCTTAAATGCTCTTGTATCTATTACTCCTTCTCTTCTCTTTCTCTCCTGACCTAATAACCCAAATTGTAAACTCATTTAAATATTTCCTCCTGACTTGGTATCTGTCCCTCATTCCTGTTATCAAATTTGGTTGCAAGCCCCATACTTATACTCATTTCATTTAAATCAATTCCACCATGTATTATTCTTCCTAATAATCTTCCAAATTTTCCAACTCTTTTTTCTCTCTTTATTCTTATTGTTACATCTTCATTTAAAATTCTTTCTTCTAACCAATTTTTTGCTCTATCTCCATCTTCTGTTTTTATTTCAGGAGCATCTATATCTAACATTCTTACAGGGAAATCAAAATCTCTAAATTCAGTTGTTACTCTAACAGTATCTCCATCAGTTACCTTTATTACCTTTGCTTCAAAATCTTCTGTTATTTGTTTATGTGGTGATTCCCAATAGTATAACTCCATTTGACTGTTTGTCAATTCGGGAAACTTTTTAAAATCACGAGCCATTTACAAAATCAATAGCTTTCCTATCTCTAAGAATACTTAACCCCCTTAATGCTGCATCCCTTAGGATGTTTATTAAATCTTCAGCTTCAATTCTTGATGTAAATCCGCTCATATCATATTGTATAACATATATAGCCGCTAGATTTGATGCGACTTCTTTTAATATTCCTTTTACATCTGCATTTAAACCTGCATAATCATCTGAAAAATTATATCTACAACTAACATTAATTAAGCTTTCTACTTGTGTCATGTAATCATTTATGTATGCTTCTACTGCTGAAGTTGTGCTTGCTCCTGCTCCTGCTTTTCTTTGGACTTCTGCCGTTGTTGCGAATATACCTGTGTCTGCCATTCTTTATTCAATATATATAAATATTTAAACTTTTGCTCATTACACACCATGCAGCCCTTATGGCTGCTTCTGCAATATGTGAGTATCTTCCATAAATTCTTAATGTTTCGTTTTCAGTATATTCAAATTGTATGCTCTTTAAACTTCTTTTTAAGTCAGTATGCTTTAACATTTCTATTTTTCCTTGCTCCATTAACCTTAATAAATTCCCATACAAATCATGTTTCAAAATTCTTTTCTTTCTTCCACCATCTATTGAACGGCTACTATTATTAATACCTACAACCGTTCTTTTATATCTCTCATATAATATATCATAAACAGGTCCGCCTAATCCCCCATCATCTATAAATATTTTTGAGAATCTAAATTGTTCTTGCATATCTATTATCCTTTCAATAGTATCTGCAGTAGATATATTTGAAGTTGTTTCAACATAAACAATTTTAATCTTTTCCTTTTTAATAAATTCCACTATAACAAAAGCATTTTCATCACCACCATATCTTGCAACATCTACACCTAAATAATACTCTCCCTCTAGATCTAAATCTCGATTGTTAATAGTCATGCATTTGTCAATTAATTCTGATGAAAACATCTGTGTTAATTCTTCTAGAAATTCCCCTTTAAACTCTTGGGCATACTGCATTTTAGTCATCTTTTCTCTTTGTTTTTCAAGAAAAGTTTTAGAGATTCTTCCACAATCTTCTGAGCTTACGGCCCATGTTGTATAATCTTTGTCATCGAAGCATTCATAGAAATAACCTTGTTTTCCATAAGGTGTTGATAATAAAATTATATTTCCCTGTGTTGTTGCCAACATTGGCATAACTGCAATCCAGACTTCCTCAGGTATAAAAGCCGCTTCATCAGCAATAAGTAAATCAATAGTATAACCCCTAATACCATAACCACTTCTTCCCGTAGGCAAGCAATGAATTCGTGTCCCATTCTTTAACTTCATATAATGTTTTGTTGGTTTGTCTTTTCTTCTTCCTACTTGGTCTTTATCTAAGAATAAAATAGTTTCAATAACCTTTTCAAAAAGTAGTTGTGCCTGTCTATCTACCGATGCAATAATCAAAACGGTTTTCTTTGGATTCTGAATTGCATATTGGGCAGCTTTCAAACTTACTACCGTTGATTTCCCAACCTGCCTTCCCGCCCTTATAGCAATGTGCTTGGCAGGATTCTCTAATACTTCTTTCTGCCATCTATCAAGCTTTATCAGTTCCTGTATGTTCTTCATCGGGAAATTTTAATAGTTCTTCTTCGGCTAGTTTAATTATTAGTTCTGTTGTTTTCATTTGCATCTGTGCTTCTCTATGAATAGTTTTTGCAGTTCCTAATGTATTAACCCAATCTACTTTCTCTAGTTCATTTTTTATCATTTTTCAGTTTCAATAATTCGTTTAGCTATTGTAATATATTCTTTTGCGGTTCTTTCTGTGCAATCATATTTAATACAAATATCAGTAACAAAAGCCGCTTGGTCTAGTTCTAATTCCTTAGTATCTAATTCTATTAGAATTTCTTTTATCTGTCCAATTCTATTTTTTCTTTGTAAGCTGTGTTGTTGTGTTGCATCCATTAATTATATAAGAAATAAGGGTTTATAAACCTTGTCGTTGTGTTCTGTGGGTATATTTTCTATGACCTACATGCTTGTAATTAGTAGAAATGCATATATGCAGTAGAGCCCATGCTAAGATATATACGGGCTGCATAGGGTCGCTCGCTTTTTTAATGGAAGGCATAACCACAGTCCTATACACAGAACACATTACCGCCTGAACATTATTAAATGACTTCAGTATTATTATATAATTTCAGTATTAATAAACATTTCTATAACAAAATATTTGAGGTCCTACATTAAAACCTAACATGAAAGACTTTAGAACCGCTATAGTATGGAAACTTACTTAGGGTGGTGGTGGTGGGGGGGGTGGGGTGGTAGCATAGCAATGCCCATGCGAAGCATAGGGCTAAGCTATGCTGGGGTGGGGAGGGGTGGCTATTGCGAAGCAATAGCAAACCTTATATTGCAGGCGAGCTAGCGAGCCTGCTTATATGGTTTGGGCAGGTGGAAAGCTTGCCTAATACGGGCAAGCGGGCATGTATAATAAGCAAGCATTTGCTTGCCATTTTCAACCTGTGCATAAGGGGGATATTAGAAGCATTGAAAATGTCCAACATTTTCAAGTAAGCAAACTATATTAATCTAATGATAGTTGAAAATATAAAAAAAACAATCAACCAACTACCATTTAAAGAAGCTTGGGTTTAGCTAAAAGAGTCTTTAGCTTGCTTAACCAATTCAATTGCTTGCACCATAATCAAATTATGGTTTGCAACATCTTGGTTAGCTGTCAATCCAGCTAAGGCAATAAAGATGTCTTTAGCATAACTCACATAAAAGCTAGTGCCTTGATTGGCTTGTTTTTCAACAATCTCAATCTTTGGCTTTGGCTTGCTTTCAGTAGTGGGAGGCATATTAACACTATCTTCAACTATTCCGATAATGTTCTTAAAATCCCCCCGCTCTGCTATAGCTATATTGCAGATTCCACCTACGTAATCACGTAGATCATCTACAATATCCTTTTCAAATACGGACAGCCAACCATCATCAGTTTTAACCCGATGATATCGCCTGCCGTTTTTAGCGGTCTTTTCTTCAATTTCATAAATTTTAGTATTTATTTCCATTTTAAAAATCAGCAATAATGAACTTCTCAGAATCTTCAATACCTATAACAATTGTATTTTCTCTTATTGTGTCTAAATCAGGATAATCCTTTTTTTCATATACACCATGAAATTCTTTTAAATTTTCATACTCTGTATATTCACAACAAATAGCTATACAATCAAACTCTATTTGTTCGCTTAAATCTTCTTCAAGACCTTCGAAATATTCAAATAGGGCTAGTCTGCCCTCATAGGAAAAGTTTTCTTTCCTATCCATTAGGGCAAATCTATCTACAAATTCAGATTCGTTTACTTGTTCTATCATATTACTCGTTCTTCCCCCTTACAATCAATTAAACATAATTTTTTTTTCATCTTGCCCGTTAGGGTGAAATAAAAAATTGAAACCTTTTAATTGAGGTGTAGGGACTAAGAGCAAAAAAAGAGTGATTAGTCTTGGTAACTACCTGAAAAAATCTAACTCTTAATCCCATACATTACAGAACACACCACACTATATAAACCTTTCTAACTACTATATAGATACACACGACACACACAAACATTTAAATAGTATAAATCCTGATACATTATCAATATTTTTTACACGGAGTCCCCGAACCCTGAGGGGACGGGAGTGTTTTTCTTAACTATCAAATGCTTGTAGAATTTCATTAAATTTTATTAACTTTCCCTCTAAATCTTGTATTGTAGATTGAACAGATGCTTTGCTAAAGTCCTCTGTTTCTGATGAAGTTTCTGTTACTTCAACTTTATCATCTGAAATTTTTTTAATTTCCATTATATTTTAACCCCCCTGTTTCCTTTGGAATTATCCACCACCGCCTACCCCTGTTGCTATGTATTGGCTTATGATCCACCATTCCGTGCCGTCACTTTGGATTGTTACACTTTCAGTATCTTGAAGTGCTTTTGTTGTAGCACCCTCTATATTTTCGCTTCCGTCACCATCTATTGTTGCATCGTTTAATGATCCACCTGTATTTTTAATAATTAATGTTAGACCTGTTCCGTCTGTTCCGTTATGTGCTGATGCTGCTGTCGGTAATGTTATCGTAAATGCACCCGAATCTGTATCACATATAATAGTATGATCATGGATTGTTGCGGTATAATTCGCTGTTTTTTCTACAATAGAAATAGCCATGCCACCATCAACATCTAGTTCAGTTATAGGAACAGTAGTCCCAATTCCAAAATATCCTGCTGATGTTCCTCTAAATCTATCTGTTGAGGAGCTTCCATCATGTGTTCTAAATCTTAAATCCCCATTTGATGCAGGGTAGTCAAATATTAAATCTTTGTTAGCATTAGTATTTCTGAAATTTAAATTATTTCCACCACTAGCCATTAAGAAATTAGCAGTTACCCCTGATGTTCCCATAGTAAATGTTGAACCTTTCATAGTCATACCACTATCTGAGGTGATATGTCCAACAGCACTTACTTTAAAATAATCTGTTCCACTACTATTTTCTAATACTATTGTATCTTCATTTTGTGTTGAATGACTTTGGATTTGTAATTGTATCTCGTCTGCATCTCCATCAATAAATAGTTTTCCGCCTGCTGTTGCACTTCCAATGGTTACGGTATCTGTATCTGTATTAAGATTGACTACATTAGAACCTGTTGTCCATGGGCTACTTCCTGCTCCTGCTGATGCCCATTTAACCCCTGTTGCTTCTGTTGAATCTGCTGTTAATACATGAGTATTGCTCCCTACTGCTAATCTTAAATTATCTGTTCCATTACTTGCAATTATATCTCCCTTAGTTGTCGTCGGTGATAGTGCATCGAATGCTGCAGTTTTTCCTGTTTGTCCTGTTCCACCACTTCCTATTGCTAATGTTGATGATAGACTTGCTGCACTTCCCGATGTGTTTTGATTCCATGTAGGAATAGTCCCCAATTTAGAATAAGCTATTGCAGCTGATGCATTTACATCAGCATTTAATATTACACCCGAACCTATTGCTGTTGTATTTCCAACAGATGTAACATCACCCGATAAATTTGCATTAGTGGTAACTGTTGCAGCATTTCCTGAGGTATTCTGATTCCATGTTGGTATTGTTCCTAGCTTAGAGTATGCTATTGCTGC